GCGCGCTCGGGTTCGGCCTCGTTGAACTTGTGAGTTACCCAAGCGGCGACGACGACCTCGGGCCTATGGCGGTCGACTGCTTCGTGAGCGTCGAGGCGCTCGACGTGCTTGCCGTAGCTAACGACCGGCTGCCGCATCTGCGCATAGAGAGCCCGAACGTTCGGGTCATCCTGCATAAAGTTATCGGTGCAACGGATACCGAGCGCCTTCCCGAGTACGCCGTTACCGCTCCCGATTTCGATAGCCGAACGGGTCGGGCTTACTTCGAGGATTAGTTCGTTGATCTTGTCGAGCAGCTCGCGAGTCGGCAGAACATAGAACCCATGCCGAAGGCAAAAGCCCGAAAGGTCGACCTGCTCGAACTGCTGGTAATACGCGCCGGGTACTACACGCAGCGCCCCGTTATCGAGCGCGTTCGCATCTAGCGCGGCCTGCGCCTTGTGGCTAATCGAAATTATTGAAGCCTTCAAACTCATTTGTTCTGTCCCCTGGGCAACTCGCCCACGAACTCCGGGGCGACGACCTCGAATTATATAACAAAAGTAATCAAGCGGATTACCCGCCGACGAATCCCCCGCAAGCCCCACGAACCCCACCCCCCATTAGCTCGGAGTAACTCCCATGCCATCTAAAAGCCGCGCGGTGTCGAGTCAAGGCACCCACTTCTATATCGAATCCGCAGCAGCCGTCCTTACGACTACCGCTATCACTGGTATTTCCAAGGCGGCAAAAGCCGTGCTGACTTTCGCGACTCACCCCTTTGTCAAAGGCGACATTGTACGAATCGCCGCCGTCGTCGGGATGACTCAAATTAACGGCCTTGAGGGTGTCGTCGAATCGACGACCGCCACAACCGTAGTCCTCGCGAATATCGACTCGACTGGCTTCACTACTTACGGCAGTGCCGGCACCGCAGGCGCGCTTCAGTTCTTCGAGACTTGCCAGCACAAGTCGTATTCGGGTTTTGACGGGCAGGCGAGCGAGATCGATACCACGACTCTCTGCTCGACCGCCAAGGAAAAATCCCTCGGCCTGCAAGACTTCGGCGGTATGTCGGCTGACCTTCACTATGTCGAGGACGACGCCTTCCAAGTCGAGGCGAAAGTCGCCAAGCGCGAAGCATTGCCGCGTTGGTTCAAGCTCGTTAAGCAGAACGGCTACATCAAAATCTTTGAAGGCTTCGTGCGTTCGTTGAGCGACGCAGGCGCGGTCGACGGGACCAACGCCGGTACGCTGGCGGTCACTATCACTGGCGAAGTTTACGAGGTGTTGAGTGCTTAATCGTGAGCAAATCCTAAGCGCAAAGGACCGAGCCCAAGAGGTTATCCACGTCGAGGAGTGGGGTGGTGATGTAACTATTACCGCCCTATCCGTCCGCGACCGGAGCAGCGTACTCGGCGAGTGGGCTCGCCTCGGGACCGTACAAAAGGAAGGGGGCGATACAGTCGGGGCGATGCTTGATATCAAGCTGCGACTCGTCGCGCTCTCGATTACCGACGCGGACGGCGTACCGCTATTCAGCGCCGAGGATATCACCGAGCTGGCGCGAAAATCAGACGGACCAATCGGCGTCATTTCTGACGCGGCACTTCTGCTAAATCGCTTCTTTGTTGCCGCGACCGAGGAAGTCGCAAAAAACTAAGAAGCCGCCCCGAGCGTTACTTTCTTTTCAAGCTCGCCCGAGACATGGGCGTCTGGAATGTTGACGCTCTGGAGCGGCAAATGAGCAGCCCGCAGCTCGTCGACTGGATGGCCTTCTATCAAGTCGAATACGAGATACAAACCGACACCCTTCCTCCCCTTGAATACGACGACCCGGCCGAGCATTCGGCTGCTATCGATTCCCTTTTCTAACGAGGTTTCACTATGTCGCTCGGCACGCTGACGATTGATATCGCCGCGAATTTGGCGCGGCTCGAATCCGATTTAGGAAAGGCGAACCGTCTCTCGCAGAAGTTCGCCGAGGACCAGCGGAAGCGATACGAACGTATCGGTAAAATGATTGGTACAGCTATCGCCGGTTTTGCTACCGGCGCATTTGCTAGCTGGATCAAACAGAGTATCGACGCGGCCGACGCTGCGGCCGAGACTGCGCAGTCTCTCGGTATTACCGTCGAGGCGTTCCAGAGTTTGAGCTATGCCGCATCGACGGCAGGCGTCGAACAGGAAGGGCTAACCGGCGCGCTCAACAAGTTTAACAAGACGATCAGTCAGGCTGCGGCTGGCGGTAAAAAGCAGGCTGCGGCCTTTGCCGATATCGGTGTATCGGTCCGCGACGCAAACGGCAATCTCAAGGATGCCGACAAAGTTCTGCTGGAAGTGGCCGACAAATTCCAGGGGTACGAGGACGGCGCGAACAAGGCGGCGCTAGCCCAAGACCTGTTTGGCAAGACGGGTGCAAAACTAATCCCGCTCCTCAATAGCGGGAAGAAAGGCATTCAAGAATTGCAGGAGCAAGCCCAGCGCCTCGGCTTGGTAATGAGCGCCGAGAACGCGGCCGCAGCCGACCAGTTCAACGACTCCCTCACCGCGTTGGATGGTGTAGGCCGGGGGATGGCGAACAACCTCGCCGCCGACTTGCTCCCCGCGCTCAACGATATCACCGGGCTGATGCTCGACTTGGCAGACAACTCGGACACGGCAGCCGATAAGACTTCGGGCCTCGGCGATGTACTGAAGTTTGTAACGTCGTTGGCTATCTCGCTCGGTGCCGAACTACAAACCGAAGCTATCAGCCTCGCCGGTTTTGCAGCGGCAGCGGTACAGGCGTCGAGCGGTGATTTCGCAATCGCCGCGCAAACGCTCAAGGATATGAAAGCCGACATGGATGCCGCCGTGGCGAAGGCCGATGAGCGAATCGATAAGTTGTGGAACGGCGAGTTCAACAAGAAAGGTGCCGAGGCAGCGGAAACGGCTCACCGATTCCGCAAGGCGTTGGAGCGTCAGAACGCGGAAGCCAACAAGGGTGCGACGGCTTCCGAGAAAGCGGCTGCGGCTATCGACAAACAAGTGAAGGCGTATCAGGAACAAGCCGCCACCGTCGGTATGACTACCACCCAAACGAACTTATACAAACTCGCCCAAGACGGCGCGAACGCGAGCCAACTACAGAGCGCTGCGGCCGCGCTTGCCGTCGTCGATGCTTACGACAAAAGCCAGAAGGCAATCAAGGATCACACCGAGCGCGTCGACGCCTTTAACAAGGTTCAAGAGTCGACGTTTACCGACGGCCAGAAGCTGCTTAACGATTATCAAACGTCGGTCGAAACCCTGCGGAAATCCCTCAACGCGGGGGATATTAATCAGGCGCAATACGACCACGTTATGGACGGGCTCGATACCGGATTATCGAAAGCGCAAGACAAGCTGACAGAAACAAAAGACGCAATGAGCGTATTCGCCGACGAGGCCGCACGGAACGCACAAGACGCGTTCGCGAACTTCTTGTTTGATCCGTTCGCGGATGGCGTCGACGGGATGGCCGCAAACTTCGGGAAGGTACTGCAACGCATGGTCGCCGAGGCCGCTGCCGCGCAACTCATGCAGGACGCATTAGGCAAGGTCGGTGCCGACGGCGAACGCACCGGGGGGTTCCTTTCTGCCGGGTTAAAGGCCGCGTCGACGTTCTTCGGTTTCGGTGGCGGCAAGGCTGTCGGCGGTCCGGTCGAAGCCGGGAAGTTATACGAGGTCGGTGAGAACGACGCGCCTGAAATGTTCATGGCGAACGGCCGTCAGTTCCTTATTCCCGGCAATAGCGGGAGCATCAAACCGCAAGGCGTAACGGGTGGCCGCAGTACGCAAGTTTTCAACATTACCACCCCCGATGCGAATTCGTTTCGCGCCTCCCAGCGGCAAATCGCACGCCGCGCTAAATCCCAGATGAGCCAAACATGAGCCGATTTATCGACGTGTATCTAGATCGCTGCGTGCCCGGCTATCCGTGTATGTCTTCGCCGCGTTGGTCGACTTCGATCACGCATTCGGACTCGGGCGCGGAGCAAGCGAACCAACGGTGGGAGCATCCGCTTCACCGTTACACCTTGCCCGAGGCCGTGCGCGATCACGACGTATACGAGGCCGTGCGCGATCATTGGTTAATTACACGCGGGCCATTGCGTAGCTTTCCGTTTCGCGACCCGCTCGACTTTGCATCGCGTGCCCTTTCCCGACCTAACCAAATCCCGCCGATTACTTTTAGCGATCAGGTGTTGGGTACCGGCGACGGAATCGCCGTGGCGTTCCAGCTTGTAAAGACGTATACGCGGGGCGCCGAAACCTATATACGCAAGGTCGTTCACCCGGTCGTTTCTACGGTCATCGTTTCGATCAACAACGCCGACCCTTTATCGGGCGGATTTCCCAACCCGTGGACGGTCGACCGCTTAACCGGCGTCGTTACTTTTAGCAACGCGCCAGCGCCCGGCGCAGTCGTCCGCGCCGGGTATCTCTATGACGTCGAGGTCCGGTTCGAGTCTGACGAATCCTTCGACGGCTTACTGCGTGACTACGGCGTTTCAGGCTTCGCCGATTTGGTGTTGGTCGAAATCCGCCCCTGCTAAATATTCGAGGTGAACTATGGCTTTGCTCTGGTGTGATGGTTTCGACCACTACGGGACGGTGGCGCGGTTACTTGACGGTGTGTACGCGGAGACAACCGCCGTTAGCAGCATCAGTACAACGAACGTGCGGACCGGCACGAACAGTTTATTGTGCTTTGCTAACGCGACTTTGCGCCGTGTCTTGGGGGCAGCAAAAACCTTCGTGGGAATCGGCGGGGCTTTTTATATTTCGGGCGGGTTGCCGATTAGCAATCAGGCGCAGCGGCTGTTTGATTTTCGCGATACGGCCAATTTTCAACATATAGTTATTTGGCTTCAGTCGACCGGCACCGTATCGGCGTACCGTGGCGCGACCCACCTCGGCACATCCGCTGCGCCGGTAATGACTGCTAATACCTATCAGCACGTCGAATGCCAAGTTCTTATCAGCAATACAGTGGGGACCATCGAGGTCCGGGTGAACGGCGTCACCGTGTTGAGCCTTTCCGGTCAAGATACCTGCGGCTCGGCCAACGTCGAATGTAGCCAAGTTGCTTTCGCGGGCGGGACTGGTAGCGGGTCGAATATTTATCTCGACGATATCTATTGCTATGACAACACGGGTAGTTACAACAACACATGGATAGGCGACCGTCGTGTCTTGACGTTGTTTCCGAATGCCAATACTGCGACAGCCGACTGGACTCCCGTTGGCGCGGCGACCGGGTATGAGTGTATCGACGAGGCCAACCCCAACGACGATACCGATTACATCACCGCCGCCACGGTTGCACTCGTATCGCAATTCGGATTACAGAATGTTCCGGCCGGGGTGTCTACAGTGAGCGGCGTGGTCATGGTCGAGCGTGCGCGCAAAACCGAGGCCGGTCCGGCAAACACAAAGGTGTCGATTGTGTCCGGGGCGTCGACCACGGCCGGAGCTGACAAACCGTTGACCGAAATTTATACCTACCGGCAAGACGTGTTCGAAACCGATCCGGCCACCGCCGCCCCGTTTGTCCCGTCCGGGGTTGACTCGCTGCAATTCAAGGTCGAGCGCACCGCATGACGATCTATACCACCTCGTTTGGCTCGGACACCACCGGGGCCGCGCCGAGTAGTTGGACTCCGCGCTGGACAACCACGGGTTCTACTTGGCTGGTGCAAGCGAGCGCGCCGACAACCCAAGGAAAGTACCTCCGGCACACGCCCACGACCAACGCTAAGCGTTTGCTGTCGTGGGATAGCGTCGACGCCGACGCCAACCGGGACAACGGCGAAATCTTTGTCCGGTTCCGTACCAGTAGTTATTTTTCCGCCGATCAGGTTTGGTTAATACTGCGCGGGTCTGGCACGGCTGGCGCGGAAACTGGCTATGTATTTTCCAACATTAACGACACGTCCTTTCGGGTAAGACGCATATCGGGCGGCACGTTCACCACCATAGCCACGTTCAATTTTACCTATTCGGGCGCGGTGTTCCTCGGCCTACGCTTTCGCGTCAATGGAACCTCAATCAAGGCGAAGGTGTGGAATAGCCAACTCAACGCCGAGCCTACCGCGTGGCAAGTCGATACGACCGATAGCAACATAAGCGGCGTCGGCTGGATTGGTATAGGTAATCAAGTTGGCACTGCCACGCAAGATTTCGACGATGTAGCGGTCGGCACCAACGGCGACACGGCGGTGTTCCCGCCATCGGCGGCGGTATGGGAAACGCAAATTACGGCGCTCACGTTAGAGGCTGGCACACCCGACGCTCGGATCACTAGTGAAGCCACGTTGGTGCTATATGGGGTTGCACCACCGATGCGCTCGACGCAATACGCCGCGTTACCCCTTGTCGAAATGCACGCCGATACACCGGTCACGCAATTGGCCGCGCTAGTTCTCGCCGAGCAAATCCCTTGCACTACGCAATGGGCTCAGACGTGGACGATTACCCGAGCTGACGGGCAAGTCTTCGCGTTTACCTCGCTGGACCGGCCGCTAACTTTCCGTGGGCTTGTTCATACTCCGTGCAATTCCTTGACCGCTACGGCTACGGAACAAAGTACGACGATAGGCGCCAGCGGGAACATGGAATTACTCGGGATTATTTCCGACGCAGGTATCAGCGAGCAGGAACTCTATAACGGGTTGTTCGATTTCGCCGCGTTTGAAATTTGGATGGTGCCGTGGATCAACTCTGGCGGCGAAACACCATTCCGCTTGATGGCCGGGACTACCGGGAGCATGAGCCACGGCGTCGACGGGTTCAAGTTTGAGGTACTAACCGGGTCGGCGAACTTGCGTCAGAAAGCGTTGCTTGAAACCTTTACGCCGTCGTGCCGTTACGGGTTCGGGTCGACTCTCGATACTCGTTGTCCGGTCAATCTGGCGGCGATTACCGTCGCCGGGGCGGCGACTTCTATAGCGATGCCGGCGGCGAGTAATGCGTCGAGCCGTCGTGTCGTTATCGATAGTTCGCGGGCCGAACCGGATGGTCATTTTGACCTCGGGGTTTTGACCTTTACCGGGGGAGCGAATACCGGGGCGAAGTCGGAGATTAAACGTTTTGAGGGTGGCGTTTTTGTTCTCTGGTCGCCGCTGCTTTTCCCTATCCAAACGGGTGACACCTATAGCGCGACGCCCGGCTGCAACAAGTCGCCGGCCGACCATATGCGCTTCAACGCAGACATGGTGGATTACGGCGGTTTCCCCGACGTACCGGGTAGCGATTCCATTAATCAATTCCCAGACGCCAAGGGGTAACTATGCGCGAGCAGATCGTATTCGAGGCGCGGCGATGGTTGCTGACCCCGTACCACCATCAGGCGGTTGTTCGCGGGGTCGGTGTGGATTGTGTCGGGTTGATTCGTGGCGTCGGTCATGCGACCGGCGCGCTACCCGAAGACGCCGAGGAGTGGGCGCGGTTCGGCGGGTACTCCCGTATACCTAACCCGCGTCGGATGGGCGAAGGGATGAGGCAATTTCTCCGGCTGGTCGAAGGCACGCCGCAGCCGGGGGATATCGCGTGGCTCGAATGGCGCGACGATTTGCCGATGCACCTCGCGATCTTGGCAAGCGATACCCGAGGCGGCGCGACCTTGATTCATTCCTATAGCGACGCCGGGGGTGTAGTCGAACACGGCCTAACCCCCGAGTGGCTGGCGCGTATCAAAAGCTGGTGGCGATATCCAAACCTTGAGGGTGAACTATGAGTAGCATCGGGCAAGTTGTCGGTGCCGGTGCCGGTGCCGTCATTGGTTTCTTTGTAGGCGGTGGCCCGGCCGGCGCGATCTATGGCGCGCAAATCGGTATGACGGTCGGCGGGTTGATCGACCCGCCCGACGGCCCCCAGCTTGAGGGACCGCGCCTGCAAGATAAGCAGCTTATTGTCTCGACTTACGGGAACGCGATTCCACTCATTTACGGACCCGAGAACCGCGCAAGCGGAAACGTCATCTGGTCGACCGGGCTAATCGAAACCGCCGAGGAGGAGGATTCTGGAGGCGGCAAAGGTGGCGGTGGCGGGGCGACCCAAACTAACTACAGCTACCGGGTAAGTTTCGCGCTGGCAATGGGCGCGGGTCCGATGGTCGGAGTTAATCGGATTTGGGCAAACAGCAAACTGATTTACGACGCGACTGGGATAACCCTCCCCGCCGTCGACCCGGTTAACGGGCAGATCGTGACCAAGGCAATGGGCACCCATGCCGTTATGGAAGAAATGCACTTCTGGCCGGGCTCGGCCGTACAAGTTCGCGATAGCTGGATACAGTCCAACAACCCCACGACGCCGGCTTATCGGAATATCGCTTATATCGTTTTCAAGGATATGCAGCTCGCCGACTTCGGCAATCGGTTGCCTAATATTGAGGTCGAAATCGCCGGGAGTGAGACAACCAATGTCGCGGCCGTCGTCCAAGATATTGCGCGGCGCGTAGGCGTTACCGATATTTCGGTGTCGGGCTTAAACGATACGTTGCGCGGCTTGGTTATTGCGCGAGCCGCCCAGGCCAGCGGTGTGCTAGCACCACTGGCGATTGCCTATAATTTCGACCTCGCCGAGCAGGCCGGGCAGGTTCGCTGCGTTAAGCGCGGCGCGGGAATGAAGGGAGTTATCCCGGTCGGCGATATGGGCGCGGTCGAAGGCGCCGACAACTCGGCCGAGCCGGCGCGCTTCAAGACGGTCACGGCGCTGGAGATGCCCAAGGAGGTTTCGCTAACGCACCTTGACCCGGCGCTGGACTACCAGATCAATAGCCAGCGTGCCTTTAAAGATATCGGCAACGCCGAGAACAAGCTAAGCGTAGAACTGCCTCTCACCTTGGGTATCGACGAGGCGCGACGTATTGCCGACCGTACCTTGTGGGAGGCTTGGACAGCTCGCCGTAGCGTTGCGTTCTCTGTTACCGATAAGTGGGTACGCCGTACCTCCGGCGACGTTGTAGGCGTACTGGTAGACGGCCAGACCATCCCTTACAAAATCGTGCGAATCTCGCGAGGCGATAACGGGGTAAACGCCATCGAAGCCCAGCGCGATGACCCCGAGGTCTATACCTCCGAGGCAGTCGGTACAAACGGGAACGTACCCGCGAATAACGTTCAGTTCCCCGGCGTTACTCGCCTCGTAATGATGGATATGCCTATCGTTTCCGACGCCAACGACGATACCGGGTTTTACTGGGTTGTCACCGGGGAAAATACCGGCTGGCGCGGCGCGGATATTCGGCGCTCGATTGACGGCGGGTCGACCTATAGCAGTATGAGTAAGGTAGGCGTGCGGACGGTCATCGGTGACGTTGCCGTTGCCTTGCCGACCGGGCCGACTGACTTCTGGGACCGAGGCAACTCGCTCACCGTCGTTCTCGATTACGCCGGGTCGACGCTCGAAAGTATGTCGGAGGATTTAATTATCGCCGGCTATAACGCGGCGTGGCTCGGGCCGGCTACTGGTCAAGGCGGCGAGGTTATCCAGTTCGCTACCGCGACCCTCACCGCACCCGGAACGTACCAGCTCAGCAACTTGCTACGCGGCCGACTCGGGACCGAGGCGAATACAACGCATGGCGCTGGCGAGGTGTTCGTATTGCTCCGCACGACGACGCTCGGGCGTTCCGAGTTCGGCCCGGCAGACTGGTATTACTCGCGCCTATTCAAACCGGTCAGCCTACTGACGGCCGAGGTCGATACTACGGCGCAAGCGTTTACGAATAACGGCGTGGGCAAAATGCCGAAGTCCCCGGTACATATTGCCGGAGTTCGCGACGGCTCGAACAACCTCACCGTGACATGGGTTCGCCGCACTCGCCTACAAGTTCCCGGCCTTGGTCTTGGTCCGGTCCCGTTGGGCGAATTGAGCGAGGCGTATTCCATCGATATCTATAGCGGCGCGACCGTCGTTCGGACGATTGCCGCGACTACCCCGACCGCAACTTATACCGCTGCCGAGCAAACCGCAGACGGGCTGTCCCCTGGCGCGCCAGTAGTATTACGCGTCTACCAACTAAGCGACGTTCGCGGCCGGGGCACACCCGCTATCGCGACCGTGTGAGGGATTTATGACCACATCCGCAGATATCGGCATCGAGTACATAGCAGGCCAGCAAGCGCAGCCGGAGATTACCCACAACAGCGCGCTCAACCAATTGCAGGTGTTGCTCTCGGGGGTTATTAGCGTCGGGCTCAATACTCCACCGGGCTCTCCGACTCAGGGAGATTCGTACATCCTCGGCGCGAGCCCGACCGGAGTATGGGCGGGACGGGCGAACTGCCTCGCCGGGTACTTCGGGACGGGGTGGGTATTCGTACCGGGCAACAACTCGACCGGGACACCAATCGCAATGGGCGCTCGCCAAGAAGGGCTGCGCGTCTGGAACAAGGCCGACGACAAAACCTATGTCTGGAGCGGGTCGGCGTGGACGCTCCCGGTAGCCGCACCTCCCGCCGTAACGACGAACGCGGGAACGTCGATCACCCTAGCGTTAACCGACGCAAGTACCTTCCTGCGGACGACCGCAGCAACGGCCGTTGCTATTACCGTCCCGCCACAAAGTTCCGTAACGTGGCCGGCTGATACCGAAATCCGTATTCAGCAAGGCGCGGCCGGGGCGGTTACGATTAGCGCCGGGGCTGGCGTAACGGTCAATCGATTGAGTACTGCGACGAACGTTATCGTGGGGCAGCATGGCGTCGTTACGCTCAAGCGTACCGCGTCGGATGTTTGGACGCTTTACGGGCAGCTCGGCTAAAACAATAAACCCGGCGCTAGGCCGGGTTTATTGTCAGTTGGTTGCGGCTTTCGGCGGGGCATCAACCTCGCTCGTTTTCCAAGACCGCACAACGTCCGCCCCATACTGCGCGTTCCACGCGTTGAACTTGCCGTCGCGATTGCCGCGCACGACTAGCTCCTCGCCCGTATGAGGGTTTTTGAACGTCCTGATTTTGACGCCGCTGAACACACGTTTTCCGGTGGCCGGCTTACTGGCCGACTTCTTGACCGCCGTTGCCGGCTTCTTGTGGTGCGACCTGTTGGCCGGCTTCTTGTCCGCCTCGAACTCGATAGAAAGCAGCTCGTATAGGGATGACCTCGAAACCTTGTGTACGGCGAGGAAGTCGTCGAGCGCCTTCTCGAACGCCATCGCCTTCTGCACCTCGGGGGATTGCTTCATTTCCTGAAAGGCGCGGACCCTCATCGCGAGTTCGCGTTCGGCCCGCTTGAATTCTGCAAGTGTGGACATGGTTGTAACTTCCCTATTGTTGTCGGTTAATTGATTTCGTTCGGCTAAAGACTTTTCGCTTCACTAGTCGCGGCTAATCGCTCGGCGCTAACTAGCGCCAACGCCACATAGGCTAGGTGCTTGTCTGGCGAGTCGGCTAGGATTTGGCGAAACTGTCTAATATGCCGGGCGGTTATCGATTGGTCATTCGGGTTAAGCGCCATGATGTAGCGTTGAATCATGTAAAGGCTTTCGGCTTCGCTTGCCATTGGTCCTCCCTCATTCCCCATAGGATAAGCCCCAGCACCGAGATAGCGCCGGGGCGAATACCTAGCCTACGCCGCACCCACCGTTACTTCTATTTCTTTTGACGTAACGCTAACCAGCTTGAGAACTTTCAGGCCGTAGCCACGGGCTTTCTTGCCGGCCAATATTTCCGCCTCAACTTCGGTCATATTGTATTCAACGTGAAAAAACGGAACCTCGAACCAGTCCTGATCGCGAACAAGCAGGATGACTTCGAGTTCACGTTTTAGGAAAGTTCGTGGCGCTGCGGGTTTGCGTATAGGCGTGGCGGGTTTGGCGGGGGCGGGAACGCCAAGGTTTGTACGAATTTGTTTTTCGAGCTTGGCGTGAAGCTTCGCCGTCTCGCTTGCTTGTTCAATACCGGGGGGCGGTGAAGTCTTCGGGATGGTCGGGACAAACTCGAACGAGGCTAATACCTCGGGCTTGTCTTTTTTGACCGGCGTATCAATACCGAGCGCGTCGCGCATTTGATCCTCAAGACTTTGTAAGTCGGAGGACTTCGGGGCGGGGGTAAAATCAAAATGGAAATCATCGGCACGGAGCATTGATAGCTCTCGCCGTTTACGCTTCTCTGCTTTGCGTATTGATCGCAATTCGTGAGCAGTTGGTTCGGGCGCTGGCGGGTCAATAGTAGCGATGAAGTCGAGCAGACAATGTTCGCGCTGCGCGAACTTGGCAAATCCTAATCCTGAATTTAAAGCCATGTGAGGCTCCTGCGTTTCCATGTTTTCCCGGTATCGCTTAATCATTCCTTAGCGACGGTCGAATACTGTTTACCGTTGGTCGGGGTGCTGAGTCAAGACGAATGTTATTTTTTGTCGCTGCGCTGCCGATTGGCTGGCGTAGGCGGGGCATCCTTGTACCCGAACTCATCAGCCGTCGTCAACTCTGTACCCTGGGCGAAGGGAGAACCATAGCCGTGCGTCGGTTAGGATGCCGTCTAGAAGGCTGGAGCAAGATGGAGCAATTTTGGAGCAACGAGTGCGCCAAACTATCCATCATCAAGCATTACGCTCACGCAGCAAGGTGTAGTGAATTCAATACCTTGTCAGGAAAATGTGAGGAAAAACAATAGGCCAGATAGGATTCAAAATCCGTTATCGAAAGGTGTGGGAGTTCGAGTCTCCCTCGGGGCACCAGAATAGAATCAAGGGGTTAGCGGCTTACAAGCGCTAACCCCTTTTTCATTTGGAGCAATTCTGGAGCAACGCCATTTAATCACTTCGGCTAGACTCGGGTTTCCAACCACCGATGGGGACACCGAAATGGCAACCTACACAAAGCGCGGCAACGCTTGGAAGGCTCAGATACGCCGGAAGGGCTATCAGACCATGACAGCTACCTTCGATACGAAAGCCGAGGCGCAGCGCTGGGCTGACGGTATTGAAGGCGATATAGCCCGCTCGAAGCACGTCGATAAACGCGAGCAAGATCGGACAACTTTAGCCACCGCCCTGAATAAGTACCTCAAGGAAGTAAGCGACAAAAAAAAGGGGGCGACGCAGGAAGCGGTCAGGATTAAGAAGTGGCTTAAACATCCCCTCGCCGAGAAAACTCTCTCAGCAATTGACTCCTCAGATATGGCCGAGTATCGCGACGAGCGCCTCGATGATGAAGTATCGACGGCAACCGTCCGGCTTGAACTCGCTATTATCTCCCACCTGTTTACGGTCGCCGCTAAAGAGTGGCGTATGACCGGCTTACACAATCCCTGCACAGGCATCCGTTTACCGAAAGGTGCTAAAGAACGCGACCGCCGCCCGACTACTCTCGAACTCAAAAAGATTTATGCGGCTGCGGCCGAGATTCATATGGAAATGCCGATCATTATCGAACTCGCCGCAGATACGGCGATGCGTCGTTCGGAGTTAGTTTTGTTACGGCGGGAACAAATTCGTGGAAAAGTAATTTATCTCGAAGACACGAAGAACGGCGACCGCCGTTCGGTGCCGCTTTCGACAAGAGCGCGGGAACTTCTAAAGAGTTTGCCAGCGCGAATTGACGGGCAGGTATTCAGTCTGGCTCCCCAACTTGTCACCGTTTACTTTCGCCTCGCATGTAAGACGGCGGGGGTGGTCGGCCTTCGCTTTCACGACTTGCGCCACGAAGCGACTAGCCGACTATTCGAGCGCGGTTTCGAGATAATGACAGTCGCGTCGATTACCGGGCATAAGACGCTGGCGATGCTCAAGCGCTATACCCACCTGAGCCCCGAGAGCCTCGCCGACAAGTTAGGCTAGCGCCATCAAACTCGGCGGCTCTTTACGGGGCCGCCCTACTTTCACCGCTTGATGTTCCCCCGCTTCAAACTCCCTCAGAAACTTCCGCACCGTCTCAAGTCGCCAGCAAATCCGCGACCCCTGCTTATAGTACGGCGGCAACCAATCCGGCCGACCTTGTACGGCGCTACGGATTGCCGACTCAGTTCGCCCCATAATCTTTGCCAGCTCTGGAACGTGTAGGATTTCAGGCTCCATCGTTCACCCCATCTTGATTGATTACCGCAAGTAAGCGACGGCCGAGCCAACGAACTACCGGGACCGCCTTAGTGTTTCCGATTGCCTTATACCGATGCCCGTCGGGACATTGCTCGGCGGGTTTGCCGCGCCACGGAATCCGCGTGAAGTCGTCGGGCAACCCTTGCAGGCGCTCGGCTTCCCTCGGTGTAATAAACCGGAGCCGGCCGTTATCGAGTACGGCGGGGAACCGGTTTTTTTCCGGCAACGCTTGGTGCTTGTCGAGTACGGCGTCGAGGGTTTGACTCACCCCCGAACCGTTCCACCATGCAGGCGCCTCAACCGCGACTATTCGCCGGCACTTGGGGCATTGAAGGATTCCAGTGCCAACTGAAAAGCCGTAGCCGCATCGGCATTCGCGAATCTCGGTGCTACTCCCTTTCGGCTCAAGCGGCGCAGAATCCCGGCGCACGCTTCCGAGGTCAAAAAGTACCGCTCCGGGGTCGAATCCTTTTCGAGCGCTTGCGACAACGAACAGGCGGCGACGCCGTTGGGCCACTCCGAAATGTTGGGCATTAAGAACCCGCCAAGCGACTGCCCGCGTGGGTCCATACACAACACCAGCGTCTGTCCATTTGCGCCCTGTAGGGAGCAGCTCGCAGCTTTCCCCAACAAGCGCCGCAAGTAGGCATCCGAAGGCGTTCGCCTTGTCTGAGAGTACGCCCGGCACGTTTTCCCAGACGACGATGCCGGGAGGTTTTCCGGCGAGTCCTCGAACATGGTCAATTGCATCTGCCAGCTCCACGTATTTGATCGCGAGAGCGCCGCGCTCGTCGGCCAACCCTTCGCGCATCCCTGCAAGAGAGAACGCCTGACAAGGCGTCCCACCGATTAGAACGTCTGGCGCTTCGATCTTGCCGCTAAGGACAAGCCGGCCGAGGTTGCGCATGTCCCCGAGGTTCGGCACCTCGGGGAAGCGGTACGCAAGCACCGCGCTGGGGAAGGGGGCGACCTCGGCGACCCACGCCGGTTTAAGACCGAGTGATGCCCAGGCGACAGAAGCCGACTCAATCCCACTACAGACAGACCCGTAAGTCACCATCGCCAACCCCCTTCATTTGCTGTGTGAGCGGTTTAGGCGCCGGCAAGATACGGAAGCGGCGCGAAGGGTATGTCGTCGTCATACGCAGAGTCAGGCGGCGCGGCCTGTTGGTTCTGCTGCGGTGCCGGGCGCTGACTTTGTTGGGGCGCCTGCTGCCCTTGCGGTTTCGGGTCAAGCAGTTGAATCGCGCCGCGCATGTCGACGATTACCTCAGTCGTGTAGCGCTTAACCCCGTCCTTCTCCCACTCCCGCGTCTGCAACTTCCCCTCGATATAAACCTGCGACCCCTTGCGCAAGTATTGCGCGGCAATCTCGGCGACCTTCCCGAACAAGCAGACCCGGTGCCATTCGGTTTTTTCGACCGGCTGACCCGATTGTTTGTCGGTCCACTTCTCCGAGGTCGCAAGGCTCAAGGTTGTTACCGCGTTCCCGTTCGGCAAGAAACGGGCGTCCGGGTCTTGTCCGCAAGTCCCCACCAGAATGACCTTGTTAACTCCGCGTGCCATATGCCACCTCGTCGATATAGATTTTGATTGTTTGGACGAGCGCCAAGAATTCCGCCCGGCGTTCGGCGAGCTGCGCCAGCTCCTCCTTGAAATCGTCGCGGGTTTGCCGGTAAACGATTAGCTGCCCTTCCTCGGGGAAGTCCGAGCAATAGCTCGCGAAGTCCACCCAGTCCCGGCCCGAGCAATCAAGGTGCCCGACCAACTGCCAGCGATACGCCGGGTCGAATGACCCGCGCTTCAACGTGTCCCAGTGAACCCCCGCCGTTACCGATTTGATTTCGAGAACGCCGTCCTTTCCCACCAGACCATCGGGCGAGTCGCCGTATTGTCCGCAGTCGTAAAACCCGCCGTTCGTGACCTCGACAAATCGCGAGTCCTCGTAAAGCATTCGGGCGACCGGCTCCTGCAAATGCCCGCGCTCCATGTCGTCGGACTGGAAACTGAATTCCGCCTTGCGGCCGGTTACTCGTTCGAGCGCGAGCTGCAACGCGTAACGCTTGGCCGGGTCGCCGAAGGCCTTGCCGAAGTTCGCCATAAACTTGCCGAAGTTCGAGCCCGTCGCCTTGCCTATGCGCAACTGAAACCACTCCTCCGAGTTCTGCGCTACGTCATGCCACCCCATTGCCGCACTCCTTGATAAGTTGCTGCTGGTCCTCGTCGCTCATGGATGCCCGAGCGAGTACCGCGTCGAGGTTGCCGTCGCGCTGATACGCGGCTTTCGCGTTCTGCCAAGCCTTGACCGTCGCCGGGGAAATGCTCGCCACGACCGGGGCTTTCGGGCTAATCCGTAGCCCTTCCATAACCTCCTTGCCGAACCGCACATTCGGGTCGACGTAAACCGTAACCTTGAGGTTTACCCAGTCCTCGATAAACGGGGAGCCGGTCAACTTCTTGAGCGTGTTGCTGTTGGTCGCGTTGAGGATCATCGGCTTGAGCTTCTCGCCGGGGCGCAGTTCCTTCTCGACAAACCACGCGGTGTTGAACACGTCTTTTGTCTTCTTGGTCCGGTCGGCTTCGAGCGTGACCCGAGCCACCGTTAAGACGGTGGGGCCGACGATATCGGCGCTCGATAGATACGGCGAATCGAACGCTTTTCGGAAGTGAGTTTTTTCCACGTTGAACTCCTAACGCTGGGACTCAACCGCAACAGCGGTCGGGGTTTGGTCGGTTACTGCGCCGCCGATTGCTTGCAGGGCGGCGAGGAAGGACCAGAAGCAAAGGCCATAAAAAAAGGCACGACCTCTGACCTGGGCACGTCGCAACCGAAAGCGATTCACAGCGGCGACTCCGAGTCGTCGTGCGTCAGGCAGAGCAAGCTATTGATCCGCTCGTTGATAACGTGGACCCGGCTATGGTGGTCGGCGATTTCCCGTTCGAGTTCCTTCTCGTACTGCTTGACGAGCAGCGCGGTCGGGTCGGCCTCGACTTCCGGCCATTCGACCTCGGCGACGTAGTAACCGAGCATCGCGCCATACAACGTCGGATAGTCGCTCATGTCGCAGGTTAGGGCTTTCTGTACGTCGCCCGGCTTCTGGTGGATATAGAGCTTGATGTCCGTCTTCATACTTCCCCCTTGGTCACTTGTTCGAGGATTTCGCGCCAGACTTTCGCCTCGTTTTCCAGCTCCCGAATACGCTGCTTGTCTTGTCCGTATGCCGGGCCGTCGGCGTAAGGCAGGCCGTCTTGAAAGTTCCGAATGAACGATTCGCAGGCAGCAATCTGCCGCTTGATAAGTACCGCTTTCATCGAGTGTTCCCCTTAAGAATCCATTTATGAGGCAGGCATCAATCACCCCCGGTAGGCCGGGGGCGATAGGTCGGAAGGGTTACGAGCGGGTGGAACTAAGCGCGGAAGTTATCGCCGAGATACGCGGCAAAACTATGTCGGAATACAGGGTGCCGATTACGCCAAGCACGAGAACGAGGAGGAGAGCGGCGACGGCTTTATCGGTAGTGGTCATGGCGGGTTGCTCCTTGCTGGGTGTGTCTCAAGGATAATACAAGTGATCGCCACGTCAATAACTCAGGTTATTTATTTTTCGCCGGGCAAAAAAAACCGCCCAACGGTGGGCGGCATCTTGGGCCAGTTTGGGTTACTCCTCGAAGAAGCGCGACTTCTTGAGAATACCGGCGACGTAGTGGACAGACTCGACTTGATCGACCCGGAAGTGTATCGGCGGGTGGTCGTGGTTTATCGAATCGAATCGATAAAACCCGTCAGCGAGCTGGGCGAAAATCTTGATCATCTTTCGGCCGTCGACCGTCTTAACGAGACACTCCTCGTAAAGTACGGGCGGCGTGTTCGGCTCAATTAGAACGAACTCCCCGTGCATGATTCGCGGTTGCATCGAGTCGCCGAGCAACCTCAACCCGTAGGCATCCGGGTCGGTGGATTGGATGCGGAGAACCCCCGAGCCGTGCCCGGCGGGATACCCTTCATCCTCGAAAAAACCGTCATCCCCGAGCTGCGCTGTCCCTACCACTGGCACCGTCCCCCATTTTATTTTTAGTTCTTCCCTGTCCGTATTGGCCCCGCCTCCCATCGAATCACCATCAGGGGACAGCGTAGTGCCGGAAGGGGGAAAAGGCGAGCATCCATGTGCCAACCATTCCGCAGAAACGTTTAAGGCTCGGGCGATATCGGTAAGGCGTTTCGAGTGTTGGGTTTTTCCGCTGGTTATTTTCTGGATGGCGACTTGCGAAATCGGGGTGCCGCTGATCTCAGTCACCAGCTCGGAGAGCTGGCGCTGCTTGAGGTTGCAGGCCTTCATCGCGTTGTTGAGGCGCTCGGCCAAGGTAGGGGTATAGGTCGTTTTCATGGGCCGAATTGTATAACCATTGTTATAGGGCCAGCAAGAAATCAACGTTATCAGCCATTGACTCCGCGAAAACCTCAGTTATATTTCTGGGACGAAAACGGAAAGGAGTGGCCGCAATGAAGGATGCCGAACGGCCTATCGAGCGAGCGGTGCGACTCGCCGGGGGACAAGCCGAATTAGCTCGGCTCTGCAACACCAGCCAGCCGCGAATCTGGCAATGCCTACATCGAAACTTGACCGTACCGGCAGAGCTTGTGCTGCCGATTGAGCGCGCCGTCAAAGGTGCCGTGACCCGGTTCGAGTTACGCCCAGACCTTTACCCCGTCGAATAACGGCCAAAAAAAACCCCCGGTTAGATCGTGCGGATCAGGCCGGGGGTCATCAATGAGCGAGGTCAGTATGGACAACAACCCGAACGCTATCAACTCCACGTCGCAAAACAGCGCTATCAAAAAACACCTTGAGGAAGGCGGACGGCTAACCCCGCTCGATGCCCTTCGCCTTTTCGGTTGCTTCCGCCTTGCCGCTCGTATCAAAGACCTGCGCCGGCTCGGGATGGAAATCAATACGGACTATATCCGCGTGGTTAACGAGGCCGGCAAGACCGTTACCGTCGGCCAGTACTCGCTTGAGGCTCGGCAGTAATGGCCGGCGATTGGATAAAGATGCGGACCGACCTCGCGACCTGTCCGAAAGTTGTCCGTATTTCGTCCGCTTTGCATGCGGACAGACTTCGGACCGTTGGCGGACTACATTCCGTTTGGTGTCTTTTCGATACGCATTCGGTCGACGGAAACCTCGAAGGTTATACGGTCGAAACCGTCGACGACCTGATCGGGTTTCCGGGTTTCGCTCGCGCCATGATCGACGCCGGGTGGTTGGACGAAATCGCCGGAGGCCTCAGCCTGCCTCGCTTTGAGGACCACAACGGGCTCTCGGCGAAGCGTCGGGCGATGGACTCGGACCGTAAAAGAAACGTCCGCAATGTGTCCGCTTCCGATGCGGACAAAAAGCGGACTAGAGAAGAGAAGAGAAGAGAAGAGAATAAAGAGCGTAACGACGCGAAACCGTCCCCTGCTCCCTCGCCGAAAACCAAACGTAAAACCGCCGTCCCCGACCCGTTCGAGATTTCGGCCGAGATGATCGTCTGGGCGAACGACCGAGCGCCGGCCGCTGACCTGACTCTCGAAACCGAGAAGTTTTTGAACTACTGGAAAGCGAAAGGCGAAACCCGCGCCGACTGGGTAGCGTCGTGGAAAAACTGGATGCTCAACGCGCAGACCTATGCTGGTCGCCGAATCGTCCCAGCCGCCAAGACCGGGCCGGACTTCGACGACCTGACGTGGACTCAAAACCTCGGGAGTCTGTGATGGACCACGTTAAGGCTATCGCCGCCCGTATTACTTCCCGAGCGGCTACTCGCCCAGGGGACAGTGATCCGAAAAGCATCGACGACGCAGCCGGGCGGGTCGTCAATATGTTGGTGCGCGAACTCAAGGCCATTTTTCCAGCGTGGCGGCAAGCGTGGCCCGATGACGACTCGTTGCAGATGTACAAGCGCGCAATGGTCAAGGGGTTTGTGGCCGAGGGGATTAGCCAAGTCGAACAGATTCGGTTCGGGGTCGCGGCTTGCCGTCGCCTCGCCTCGGATTTCGTCCCGAGCGTTGGCCGGTTTATCGCGCTCTGCCATCCAACCCCGGAAACCCTCGGCCTGCCTTCCGAGGACAACGCCTATGCGGAAGCGGCACGCAACGCCTACCCGAACGCCGGGCACGTCGTATGGTCGCACGTAGCCGTGTCTCACGCTGCGCGGGAGGTCGGGCTCTACAACCTATCCACCCTGCCGCTCAAGTCGAGCCGTGAGCTATTTAACCGGGCATACAAGATTGTTTGCCGGATGATCGCGGCCGGCGAACCGCTGCGCCCGATATTGGTCGGCCTGCCGGAGAAGGTCGAAGGCCGCAGGACGCCCGAGGTCGGCCGGGCTGCGCTCGACAAGTTGCGCGGGACTATCAAGGGGAAACCATCCGATGAGTAAGCCGCTGCCGATTGAGCTGATCCTGCGCGTACTGACCGACCCGGTAACGGGGAAGCCTACGGCGGCATTTGTTGCGGCTTCCGAGGCTGACCGCTCGATGTTGCGCGAACGCGGGTTTCGCCTCAATACGCGGGTGCTTGCCTTCTTGAGCCTGCCGCGCAATCCCCGGTTTAACCGACTGGTTCACGGCCTCGGGAAAATCCTCGGGCAGAACCTTGACCGCTTCGCCGGCAAGCAATCGCACGACGTAATCAAGGAGCTGCAACTTGAGTCGGGCGTCTGCTGCGAGCGAACCGAGGTCGCCATTCCCGGCGTCGGGGATTTGATCCTCAAGAAGCCGCAGAGCTTGGCGTTTCACTCGATGGGCGAGGACACGTTCAAGGCGTTCTGGGCTGGCGTCTGCGGGTATGTAATCGAGAACGACTGGCCGACCTTGACCGAGGAACGGCTAACGGAAATGGCGGAAATTGACGCGTTCAAGGGGGCAGCATGAGACAGATACAGCGGGACCGTTACGGGCAGTTCGGGATTGCTTCGACTTACAACCCCCTCACCGGGTTGTCCTCGGCGTGGGCTTGTATCGGCGACACCGTAGGACCGAACGCGATGGAGGAGCCGGCCGAGCCGGTATGGTTTCAGTACGGCGCAACCCCGACCGAGGCAATCGAACTGCTCAAGGCCGAGCTAGATCGCGTTGAGGCACCACCGGGTCGGGTCGTCCTATTGAACGGCGTGCGTTACATGGTCTATGGCGTCGCGCACGGAGCCGGGACAAGTCGCCGGGGCGAGATAGTCGTCTATGCCGACATGGATACCGGCCGGATGTTCTACCGGACTCGGGCGAACTTCGCCGACCGGATGGGCTGGAACGTGGTGGACCAATGAGCAACCTGCGCAAGTTGGCGCGTGGTCGCGATTGCCAAGTACGCCTTGAGGGCATCTGCAATTTCGACGCAGAGACGACCGTGCTTGCGCATTACCGCCTCGGGGGGACGTGCGGGATGGGCCTCAAGCCGCACGACCTTCTAGGGGCTTGGGCCTGCTCAAGTTGTCACGACGAAATCGACCGGCGTACCCGTCGTATTGACGCCGACGCGGCTTCGCTCGCCCACCTTGAGGGGGTCGTAAGAACGCTGGCAATTCTAATAAAAATGGGAGTCGTAAACGTATGAGTACCCATCGTGGCCGTACCGGCAATGGCGCCCGGCGAACCCCGCCAGAAACCTTCGATCTAGTCCGCGCCTTGATTCGGAAAATGTCCTACCAGTTCCCCGACTGCGCCGAAGGTCGGCTGATGTTGGGGGTTGTTTCAGTCGCGCTCAACGACCTAATCACGAATCGTAATGGGGGGGAAGTCGAAGTCTATCGCGAGGCGGCTGCTTACTACCTGCGCGGGGAAATGTGGCACGCGTATATCGCCGGGGTTGACCCGGACTGGATACGTTCTCAACTGACCAAGGCCGGTATCGATTTCAGCGGGTCACGGCCATGAACTGGAAACGATTGAGCATCTACCGAATCGAGTCGCCCGATGGTTACATCATTAGCGAGTCGAGAGTAAACGAACAGCGCGTGGCTTACGTTGCGCGTGCGCCTCGCACGGTCCCGATACTTTACTGCGGGTACGATTTGGACGAGGCCAAGGCGGCGTGCGACCAGCACCAACAAGGAGCGGGCAAACCATGACAAATAGCCGAAAAAAGGGTGCGACTGTAGAGCGTGAATTTATCGCGCTGGCTTACGAATATCTCGGGGTCCGGCTCAAGCGCAACTTGGAGCAGTGCCGATCAGGAGGACACGATATCGACGGGCTGCCGGGGTGGGCCGTCGAGGTTAAAGGCCGCGCCGTCGTGCCGAACAATAGCGAGGTTTACGCCATGCTCGTTCAGGCCCGAGTTCAAGCCCAGCGGGTTAGCGCACGTCCCGCCTTGCTCCTCAAGGTCAACCATCGTGGGTGGACTTGCTACGTCGATGGCGCCGATATCCGGCCCGATTGGTGGGTGCCGGGCAAGGCTTGGGTAGCGCTCGATATTGACGATTTTTTCCAGATGATTAAATCGGTAGGAGCGGCCGTATGAAACTGAATTCAGCTCGTCTCGCTTGGCACGATTGTTACTACTCGCCCGGCGATTCGGTCGCGGCCTTCGCTATCGAGCGCGCCAAGTTGGGCGGGGCGGTTCAGTTGTCCGAATTCGACGGCCGAACGACTCGGGCGGTCCATCAAGCAATCGCCGGGCGAATCCAGCAGGCAATCAATACCCTGCCCGGTTACGTCCGCGCCTTCGGCCACTGGATGTATAACCCGCTTGCCGGCGACGACGAGCGCGAACTCGGCGAGGCCGCTGTATTCGTCCGGGCTTACGACAAATCGCCGCGTATGACCGCATACAAAGCCAAGCGCGCCCGGTATGTTGCGATGGGCGTTCTGTTCCGTTATCGCCGAATGCACCAAGGCGGCCAGAGCGCGAACTCCGACCCGTTGCAAAAGCCGGAGGAGTTCCGTAACTGGCTGTTCGGCAAGTACGGGGTACGGATTCGCAGCGAGGCATGGGCGCGGGAGTGGGCCGGATTTGTCGAGGATTGTTTCGACGCCTGCGACGACCTCGACCGCGAAGCACTCGCCCCGGTTTCGGCGGTCATTCGGATTATGACTTCACCGTTCGAGGTCGGCGAGACGAGTACCGCAAGAAAGGGCACGACGTTCCTTATCTAGTTCCACAACCAAGGAGATACAAATGGCTCAGCGTTCGATTTGGGAAGCACTAACCTCGGACTGTATCGGTGGGGTGGTCGTAATGTATGACGGCCCTATCGCGCTCGTCGACGACGGGGAACGGCTATGGATAGCCGACGCCGCACTACTGAGGGAAGCGCTGTCTGGCGTATCTCTCGAACAACTAGGCGAGCTGATCGACCCGCCCGAATGTCCCGGCTGGGTTGTTACCGAAATTAGCGAGGACGACGAATTCCCGCTCGAAATCCATCGGTGCATCCACGCGCTCGAAAACTGCGGTTACGAGGAGTATGTCCCCGATTTCTGGGACCGGGACGAGGAGGCGTTTTAGGGGGGCGAAACTTCGCAATTCCAGCGCTTGACGTTCCTGCACGGCTGGGGGTAGCATTCGATCACTTTCAGAGTCATCCCCCTTTGAAGTAGCTCCACAAAAACCCGGTCCCCACCGGGTTTTTTTATGCCCGCGTTTTGACCGGAATAAACCATATGCAGGTTGAACAACGGAAAGTCGCCGACCTAGTGCCCTACGCGAACAACGCGAGAACGCACGACGATGCGCAAGTGGCGCAGATCGCCGCCAGCATCAAGGAATTCGGCTGGACTAACCCGATATTGGTCGACGGCTTGAACGGGGTTATTGCCGGGCATGGTCGCCTGTTGGCAGCGCGTAAGTTGGGTTTCGAGACGGTCCCGGTAATCGAGCTGGGGCACCTCAACGACAACCAGCGCCGGGCGTATATCTTGGCCGACAATAAGCTCGCGCTGAATGCCGGGTGGGACGAGGAGCTGTTACGGCTTGAGATTGCCGGCCTGCAAGATTTTGGCGTCGACCTCGATTTAGTCGGCTTTAGCGAGGGTGATTTGTCCACTCTGTTCCTGGAATTTGCGCACGGCGAAATCGACGCGTTAGCCGAGTGGGAAGGAATGCCGGAGTTCAAGCAGGAGGACAAAACGGCCTTTCGGTCGATTCACGTTCACTTCGCTTGTCAGGCTCATGTCGACGAGTTCGCCGCGTTGATCGAACAAAAGATCACGGACAAAACTCGGATGGTTTGGTTTCCGTTTATCGAAATCGAAACCTATGCGGATAAGTCGTATGAATGACCACCCGCAGTTCCCGCTCTATATCCCGAGCAAAGGCCGGGCGGAATACATGATTACGTCGCGAGCCCTCGACGCGATGGGCGTTAAGCATCGGCTGGTTATCGAGGAACAAGAATACAAGGCCTATCTGGCGGCAGTCGGCGGCGACAAGTCGAAGCTGATCGTGCTGGATCAGTCGTATAAAGCCCGGTACGAACTCTGCGACGGCCTCGGGCTATCCAAGTCGACCGGACCGGGACCGGCGCGCAATTTCATCTGGGACCACTCGATAAGCGAGGGTCACAAATGGCACTGGGTCATGGACGACAACATAAAGGCGTTTTACCGCCTCAATCACAACCTGAAGGTGCCGACGAAATCGCCGGCCTTTTGGCGTGCGATGGAGGATTTTTGTCTGCGCTATAAGAACGTGGCGATGGCCGGACCGAATTATTTTATGTTCGCGTCGCGCAAGACCAAAATGCCACCGTTCGTAACCAATACCCGGATTTACTCCTGCAACCTGATCCGAAACGACACACCGTTTCGGTGGCGCGGTCGATACAACGAGGACACGATTTTATCCCTCGATATGCTCAAGGCGGGATGGTGTACGGTTCAATTCAACGCCTTTCTGCAAGAGAAATTGACCACCCAAACCATCGGCGGTGGCAACTCGGACGAGTTCTATTTTAAGGAAGGGACGACCGCGAAAAGCGCGATGCAGGTCGCCGTTCACCCCGACGTTTCGCGAATCGTTATGCGGTTCGGCCGGGTACACCACCACGTCGATTACTCGGGTTTCAAGCTGCAAAAGCTGATCCGCAGCGAATCGGCGGTAATCCCGGCCGGAACCAATAACTACGGCATGACGCTCAAGGTGAAGGCAAATGGCGACTGACTGGCCTTCAATCCGAATGGAGTATGCCCAGGGGACAGCAAGTCTGAGTGAGCTGGCCGAAAAATACGGCTTGTACCCGGCGACGCTGACCTCACGGGCGGACAAGGAAGGATGGGCCGAGGAACGGCGGCAGGAAGCGGAAAGGGTCCGCGCCGTCACTAGTCAAAGTGGCGACGCGGCGAATTTACTCGCCCGGTTCAACGAGGATGACTTAACGGTCGCTCGGGCGATTCGGGCGAAGGCGGCACAGATGATTCAAAACGCAACAACTCCGGCCGAAATCAACGCGCTGGCGAAGGTTTTCGACATCGCCCACAAAATCGGCCGGGTTGCGTTAGGGGTTGAGCCGGACAAGCGTTAGTGCTTGGTCCCGGTGCCGGGCATTTCGACGCGGACGACCTTCAGGACTGACGGGCGTTCCATATTGACTAACCCGGCCTCAAGTATCGCTTTCGCGTATTCCTCGCCGCACACGCTGCGGAGGAACGCTGTACCGAGCGTTACGAACATTTCGGCGACCTCGACGGCCTCGGTATTACTCGACGCCGAATTTAGCGCGTTCTCAAGCGCCATACCGGCGAGTTTGGTCGCGTTCGTGTAGTCCTTACTCATAGTTTTCCGCTCTCCAGAAGTAACTCGATAGCGTCCCAGTCGGGGTTGTAGTTTGGTTCGGTCGGGGGCGGGTCTTTTCGCTCCCACTCCAGCGGGTCATAGTCGCCGGCCGTCCAACTGACCAGAATATCCATCGGCGTAGTTTTCGGCGGAAACGCCATATAACGCCAGCCGATGCATTGGAACGGACAGTCGCCCTCGCCGCGCAGATAAACCCAAACCTCGGTTTTTTCCGGGTCGCGAACGCTGAAACGAATTTCGTCGTGGAACAGGGTGCAATCGCCCATTTTTACAGCTCCTTTTGTTGGTTGTCGGGTACTCGCTCGACGGGTCCGGCCCACTCAAGGGTTAGCAGCCACGGCCAGTTTTTTAGCTCGCTTGACCAGATCGTTTCGGGATATCCGTCGGCGAAAAACTGAAAGTTTACCTCGGAACGAAAAACGCGCTGACCGTCGATGACTTCGGAGTTCACCCCGTTGTTCGCTCGGACTATCAACGGCCGGTTAAAGGGTGGGCCTTGTATCCAGAAATACTCCTCGGAGCGGCCGTTAAGGTCGTCCGGTATCGGCGGGGTTTTGCGCCAGACAAGCACGGTATGTTCGGCGAGCGTTTCGGCTCGGCCGTCCTCGAAGCCTTGGCGATAGTTGGCCCAGTCGGGCGTAAATTTGTTGTTCTCGTTCATTCGTCGCCCGTCCACTTGAACTCGACCGGGCCGGGCGGGAAAAAAAGGTGCCGGATATTCGCGATGTTAACCACGTCGCTATCGGCCGGGTACAGCTCCAAGGCGTCACTTTCGCCACGGCCACACTCTCGCTTGAGCCGCATAAGTTCGTCCCACAAAATCGCCGCCACCCAGTCGTTACCGTTATGCGTGGTGCGATTTACGGACATACGGACGTAGCCATTTTTTTCGATGTAGAACTGTACGAGAAAGCCGCGTGAGCGCCAGACCTCAATAAGTCCGGGGCGCACGCTCGGCCATTGATCACGCGGGACTTGCTTTAGATGTAGCGGCCATTTCGCGTTGTCCTTTGTCATCGCTCGGCGGTCGGCAAGAGTCGTTTTAATCCCCATTTTTTTTGCGCTCCGTCAGTGCGCTTTGTGCCAGTTTTATAATCCGCTCGTTTCGCTCGGATTCCGCCCTGTCTACTGCGCTCGCCGCGAGTGCGAGGCAGGCGGCAAGCCCGTCGAGTCGGTGGTGGTAATACTCGGTTATCAGCTTGTCATTGATTTGTACCCGGTAACGAGAACGGCCGTCCTCGTCGAATTCCCCGGTGTTGATAATCGCGATCATTGTTCATTCCTTGGGTTTGTTTTGTTCGGCCTCGGCGAGCGCCTTCAAAATGTCGCGCCGGGTATTTTTCCGGGCGTGTTTGCAGCTCGGCGTATACGAGGCGAAGACTTTACGCGTAAACGGCCGAAAAAATATCAAATGTTTGCCGCCAACGTTGCATGTGAAGCCCAGCGATTTTGCCCATTCGAGCAGCTCGCGTAGTTCCGACCCGCCCCGCGACGGCGCGGTCATTGCTGGCGGTCCAAAAATTCGCGCCAACCCTCGGGCAGCAGGCAGTTCGCCGAGGCTCCCCGGAACATCGGGGCTATATCGAGTTCCTGATATCCGGCCAAGCCGCAGCCGATTTTGGTTACTTCAAATTCAAGCTCTGGGTGCGCTCTGGCGTAGTCCAAGAAGCCGGAAACGTAGGCCGAGATACTCAGCAACGAGAGCGGTTGAATTTTGCTGTCCTTGGTCGGGATGGCGTAGCTGTTGCCGTAGTGCCCGACGCCTAGACCGTAAACCGCGCCGTGGTTCAGCCGCGCAAATTTTGCCGCGCCTTTGCCATGTCGGCCGGCGAGGTTGCTTCCGAATACGAAAATCATTTTTCAAAGTCCGCCAGTATTTGTTTGAGGATTTTCGCTCGACGCGCCAAGTCTTCGGCGAGGTCGGCGTATTGCCTACGTTCTTCTGGCGTAACGAATTCGAGCAGCGCCGAGATTTCGACTTCAGCCTGCTCGAATAACCGAATCTGTAACCGGGCGTCGGCCTTGATCTGGCTGCGAATCATCAGCCGGGTAAACGACCGGATGACGAACAAATAAAACGCGAGAACGACCAGCCAATTAATAAGGGTCGGCTCGACGACGTAAGGCCACGCGACCGCTATCGGCATCGGTCCGAAGTAGGACAGCCACATACGCCACTTGAGGCGAACCGGGAAAAGGTCAGCCGCAAGATTCCGACCCCATACCGCCATTTTATTTTTGACCACGCCGAACTCCTTTTTTTATTTCCCGATAACAGGGGTTTTAATCATGCCCGAAAAAAACCCGGATTTGTGGGTTTCTCTTACAGCTTTTTTAGTAAGCATGGGCACGATTCTTTATCCCCCCGCCCTGTCTATCGCTATCGCCGTCCTCCGCGTCATATACGGAGGGGGTACGCGTCGCCAGATGATCCTTGAGGGGTCGCTCTGCGGGCTCTGTACGTTAACCGTCATTCCGCTCCTTGAGTGGCTCGGGTTGCCGTCCTCAATGGCGACTTTTGCCGGTGGGGCCGTCGGCTTTATCGGCGTCGATAAGCTGCGCAAGTACGCCGAACGCTTCCTCGACTCGCAGGTGCCGAAGTGAACCTAAGTCCTCAAGGCCTCGACGCCATTAAAGGATTCGAGCAGTTACGCCTTACCGCGTACCTCGATACGGGCGGGGTCTGGACAATCGGGTACGGCCATACGCGGTCCGCCCTATCGGGAATGCAGATTAGCGAGGCCCGCGCCTTGATGTTGCTCACCGAGGACGTAGCCGAGGCCGTCGCGGCAGTAAATCGCTTGGTCCGCTGTCCCCTGGAACAGTTCGAGTTTGACGCGTTGGTGTCGTTCGTCTTCAACATCGGCCAGAGCGCGTTCAAAACGTCGACCATCCTCCGGCTTATCAACGCCCGGTCGGACCATATGTGTATCGCCGCCGAGTTCCTTCGCTGGGTATACGACAACGGCAAAAAGATTGCTGGCCTTGAGACTCGCCGCCGTAAAGAGCGGCTCCTGTACCTCGGCCGGGCATAAGCCTTGTCGCTCGCCATCCCACTAATGTTGGTAATCGCCGCCCTCGTCGCTATGCACGGCGCGGCTAACCATTACCGCGCCGGGATGACGGGCGACGCCTTATTGATGTTGGCTCTTTCCTTGTACGAGATAACCCTCGCAGCAATGTATTTGCTTGGGTACGAGGTAGCGATATGGCGTTCCTAACACCGCTTGACCTTCGGGCCTACAAGCCCGGCGAGTGGGTCGTATTGACCGGCCTGCTTTACCTCGCCACCAACGGCGCTCGGTACATGGTCCCGCGTGGATTCGTTACCGACCTCGCGAGTATTCCGTCCGCGTTGCGTTGGTTGATCGACCCGGACGGACCAAGCCGACAGGCCGCAGTCCTCCACGATTTTCTCTATTGCATCCACTACTCGACTCGGGCCGAGGCAGACGCCTTGTTCCTTGAGGCACTCGAAGCGTGCGGCGTGGGTTGGGCTACCCGCCACGCGATGTACCTCGGTGTTCGCTCGGGTGGTTGGCTCTACTGGGACAAGCGGCGAGACGGGGTTAGTCAGGACGACTTTGTATCGTCCGATTGGTTCGAGGCGTAACCGTGGCGAACATCAAGGTAAAACTTCGGGTTCGCATGGCTTGGTGGTGGCGTTGGTACGCCTTGGGCGTGGCGGTCGTTGCCGTCCTTACGGATAGCCAACCCGACCCCGACAAGGTTCGAGCGTTCGCACTGAAGGCCACTCGCGTAACGGTGCTACCCGATGAAGACCAAGGCTGACTGGCACCACCTATACAACACGGCCGAGTGGAAGCAGCTAAGGCTTGCACAGCTGCGTAAGGAGCCGATGTGCGCCTATTGCCTAGTCGTTGGCAAGTACACCAGCGCGAACGTGGCAGACCACAAGAAGCCCCACAAAGGCGATCTGAAGCTGTTCCGCGACCCGGCCAACCTCCAGAGCCTCTGTAAGCCCTGCCACGACTCGGCAAAACAGACCCTTGAGCGGTCTGGCGTGCTACCCGGTTGCGACCCCTCGGGCGTTCCCCTTGACCCTCGCCACCACTGGCGCAGGTAGGGGGGAGGCGAAAAGTCTGCACAGACACAACAGAAGACCGATCGCCCATAACCGTCTTCATAAAACCGTATTTTTTTAGGAATCAGGCCATGGCAGACCGAGGACGCAAATCGGCGGCCTCCCTTGTGGTCGCCTCGCCCACGTCGTTATCGCACCGGCTCGCACCGCCACCGACTTTGACCAACGCACAAAAGGCGGTCTGGGTTTCGGTCGTCAACTCGAAGCCGGCCGAATGGTTCGGCGAGGAACACGGCCCGATGCTCGCGCAGTACTGCCGGCACAAGGTACAAGCCGACCTAATCGCGCAGCAGCAGGAGCATTTCGACCCCGCTTGGCTGACCGATGACGAGGGTTTGAAGCGATACGACAAGCTCGGCGCGATGGCCGAGCGCGAAACGCGCTGTATGAACGCGCTACTTCGCTCGATGCGGCTGACCCAACAGAGCCTAATCCGCGCCGACAAGGTAGTTCACTCGCAAGGGAAAGGACGAAAACCGTGGCAGCTCGAACAAGACTGACGCGGGGGGAGCGCAATTGCGCGTGGATTGAAGCGCACTGCTGCATCCCCGAAGGCCGAATGGTCGGGCAACGGGTCAAGTTGACCAAGCATCAGCGCCGTTGGCTCGCTCGAATTTACGATTCGCCGACCCGCGTTTTCATTTTGTCGATGGCCCGCAAGAATGCGAAGACGGCCTTCAGTGCGTTTATCGTCTTGCTCCACTTGTGCGGACCCGAGGCGCGGCCGAACTCGCAGCTATATAGCGCGGCACAATCCCGCGACCAAGCGGCAATCCTGTTCGAGCTGGCGGCGAAAGTCGTTCGGCTCAGCTCGGAATTGTCCTATTACGTCACGATTCGGGACACCGCCAAGGAGCTTTTGTGCGGCGAACTCGGCACGTTTTTCAAAGCGCTATCCGCCGACGCGTCGACCAAGTTCGGGCTATCTCCCGCGCTCGTAATTCACGACGAATTAGGGCAGGTCGTCGGCCCACGGTCGCAGCTTTACGAGGCGCTCGAAACCGCAAGCGCTGCGCAAGACCAGCCAATGTCGATCATCATTTCGACGCAAGCCCCGAATAGCGCGGACCTATTGAGCCTGCTCATCGACGACGCGCTCACCGGAGCGGACCCGCGAAACAAGATCGAAATATGCACCGCCCCGCTCGACCTTGATCCGTTTAGCGAGGAAGCAATCCGCGCCGCAAATCCTCACTTCGATGACTTTATGAACAAGGAGGAAGTGCTGCGCCAAGCCTCCGACGCGAAGCGTTTACCGGCTCGCGAGTCGGCGTATCGGAACCTAATTTTAAACCAGCGCGTGGCGGCGAAAGCCCCGTTCGTAAGCTGGGCCGTTTGGGAAGAAAACTCAGGGAAGCCCGAGCCGTACCACGGCCAAAAAGTCTGGGCTGGCCTCGACCTTTCGAGCGTCTCCGACCTTACCGCGCTCGTCTCTGTCTCCGAAGACGGCGACGTGCATTCGACCTTCTGGCTACCCGAGGAAGGGATTAAAGAGAAGGCGCGAAACGACCGCGTACCGTATGACGTTTGGGCCGAGGAAGGGCTGCTAGAACTTACGCCCGGCCGCGCTATCGAGTACCGATTTGTCGCCCGTTGGCTGCGCGAATTGTTCGACGATTGCGACGTTCAGGCGCTGGCATTCGACCGCCACAACATGCGATTCCTTACGCCGTGGCTAATCGAGGCCGGGTTCTCTGACCTGGAATTGACCCGCTTTAAACCCTTCGGTCAAGGCTGGGTGTCTATGTCCCCGGCGCTGCGCGAACTCGAAGCGCGGCTACTCGCGAAAGGCCTTCGGCACGGGAACCATCCGGTGCTAACCATGTGCGCCGCCAACGCGATTACCGTCGCCGACGAGGCAGGCAACCGCAAGTTCACCAAGAGCAAAGCGACCGGCCGTATAGACGGGATGGTGGCGCTCGCTATGGCGGTCGGTGCCCAAGGCGAACCGACCGAGGACGCTCCTATCCACGACCTATTTATGGTGCTCTGATGCTATTTTTCGGGAAGCAAAAAAAGCTAGAGCAGGAGGTCGCAACCCTCCGCGCAGAGCTTGGCAAGATTAGCGCGTCGAATACTATCGACGGGTTCGGAACTCGCGAGCAGTTGGCCGAGTTTTTCGGCGTGCCGAAAGCCTCCTCTGGCATCTCGGTAACGGTCGAATCGGCCAAGCGTAGCGCCGCCGTTTACGCCTGTACTCGATTGATCGCCGGGGCCGTCGCGCTCCTACCGATTCCGGTATACGAGCGGACCGCCGATGGTAGCCGCAAGAAGGCGGACCACCCGCTATGGTGGCTCCTCAACGAGAGCCCATATCCGACCCTTACGGCCTGCTCTTTTTGGGAGTGGATGCTCTCGTCCATGCTGATGCGGGGCGACGGATTCGCGCAAATTATCCGCGACCGAAACGGCAACCCGTCGAGCTTGATGCCGCTCCCTCGGGAGTGTGTTCACGTTGTCGAAAAGGACGGGCGCCTCGTCTACTTTGTCAGCGACGGCGAGTCGGTATATGGCCTGTATGACGATGACATTTTGCACTTCCCCGGCTTCGGTTTCGACGGCTGCCACGGTGAATCCGTAATCCGATACGCAGCCCGGCAAGCCGTCGGCACCGCGCTTGCGGCCGACGATTACGCGGGGGAGTTCTTCGCGAACGGTGCCGCGCCATCTATTGCGCTCTCTTATCCGCAAGGCGTCGCGCCTACCGAGGCGCAACAGACCCACCTTCGCAACCAATTCACCGAGACATATACCGGGACCGGGCACCGTCACAAGCCGTTGCTGTTGGTTAACGGCGGCAAAATCGAGCCGGTTAGCTTGACCGCCGAGGACTCGCAGCTACTCGAAACCCGCAAATTTCAGGTGGTCGAAATCGCCCGAGCGTTCGGCGTACCTCCTCACATGGTCGGCGAGACGAGCGCCTCGACTTCTTGGGGCAGCGGCATCGAGCAGATGGGTATCGGGTTTGTTCGCTATACCCTCGGCCCGCACCTTCGCCGCGTCGAGCAGGAACTAAACCGCAAGCTCTGGCCGCGCTCGCCGCGCTATTTCGTCGAGTTCAATCGCGACGGATTGCTGGCCGGCGATAGTAAAACCGAGTCGGAAGTTATCTCGAAATCGCTCGGCGGTCCGGGTGCCCAAGGCTGGATGACCGTCAACGAGGCACGCCGCATTAAGAACCTGCCGCCCGTTCCGGGTGGGGACGTTCTCTATCTAACTAACGTTACACAAGGGGCCAGCGTATGAAGCTGATGCAGCTCTATCTAAGCAATCAAGCGGCACCGCGTCAGGCCCGAATCGAACAGGCCGGGCGTGAGGCGACCGTCTACATTTACGACATTATTGGCGAGTCTTGGGCCGGTGGCGTCAGCGCTCGCGAGTTCGTTCCGCAGCTCGCCGCCTTGGACGTAGACACGATTCACCTTCGCATCAATAGCCCCGGTGGCGACGTATTCGACGGCCGCGCTATCGCGAACGCGCTCGCTCAACATCCCGCCCATGTCGTCGCTCATATCGACGGCCAAGCGGCGAGCGCTGCGACCTATGTAGCCCTTGCAGCGGACGAGGTAGAAATCGCCGACGGTGGATTTTTTATGATCCATAACGCGTGGACTATCGCCCTCGGTAACGCGAACGACTTCGAGGAAACAGCCGGCCTTCTGCGCAAGGTAGACGCGAGTATCGTCGCCGACTACCAACGCAAGACCGGCAAGACTGCCGAGGAACTGGCGGCATTGATGGACGCCACTACTTGGTTCACCGCGCAGGAAGCCGTCGAGTATGGGTTTGTCGACCGCATCGCCCAGGGACAGAAGGCGGCAAAAAACCAGTGGAACCTTGCGGCCTACGGCAACGCGCCGGCAGCCCTTACCGAACAACCCGAACCAGAGCCAGAGTTTGACCGCGCCGCACTTGAGCGCCGGTTATCCCTGCTCGAAGTAATCGCGCCATAGGCCTCGCGCCATCGCGAATCCCAACCCGCCATCGGCGGGTTTTTTTATGCACGGAGAAAAATGAAATGACTATCCAAGCACAGCGCGAGCGCCGCAACGGTCTGGCTATCGAAGCGCGCAAACTGTTGGACGAATCGAAGGACAAGCAATGGACCGCCGAGAACCAGACCAAGTATGACGGTCTGACCGGCGAAATCGTGGAAATCGATCAGCGTATTGAGCGCGAGCAAAAGCTGCTCGACCTCGCCGCCGAGGACCACATTCAGCACCGCGACCCGAAAGCCAAGCGCGATACCGACGACCTGTTGTCGGACATCAAGATTTTTGACACTTGGATGCGTCGCGGTGAAAAGGGTTTGAGCGCCGAGCAAGCGACCAAGCTCTACAACACCATGTCGACCACCACCCCGAGCGAGGGCGGTTATACCGTTCCGGCGTTGGTAGCTTCCGAGCTGATCAACTCCCTGAAGGACTTCGGCGGTATGCGCGGCGTGGCGCAACTCCTGACCACCGCGCAGGGTAATCCATTGAGCTACCCAACCAGCGACGGCACCGCCGAAGTTGGCGAGCTGCTCGCGGAAAACACTGCGGCTGCGGCGCTCGATCCGTCGTTCGGCACCGTGGGTCTGAACGTCTTCAAATACTCCTCGAAGGTTATCGCCGTTCCAATCGAGCTGCTGCAAGATTCGAGCGTCGACATTGAGGCGTTCGTGCGCGCTCGTATCATCGAGCGTATCGGCCGTATTACTAACCAGCACTTCACTACCGGGACCGGGACCGCGCAGCCTCGCGGTATCGTGACTGGCGCGTCGTCCGGCAAGGTCGGCACCACCGGCCAAACCTTGACCGTCATCTATGACGATCTGGTCGATTTGCTGGAGTCCGTAAACGAGGCTTACCAGCTCGGCGGCGAATGCAAATTCATGTTCAGCCAGACCGTTCGCGGCCTGCTCCGCAAACTGAAAGACACCGCTGGCCGTCCAATCTGGACGCCGGGTTACGAGGCCGGTATCACCGCTGGCGCACCGGACTTGCTGCTCGGCAAATCCGTGGTAATCAACAACGATATGCCGGTGCCTGCGGCTAACGCCAAGTCGATCATTTACGGCGACATGAAAAAGTACATCATCCGCGACGCCATGTCGGTGTCCTTGATGCGCTTCGACGATTCCGCCTACGCCAGTAAAGGGCAGGTCGGTTTCCTCGCGTTCATCCGTTCGGGTGGCAACCTCGTTGATACTGCGGCCGTGAAGTATTACGCGCATTCCGCGACCTAAGAAACAATCGGGGCGGCCTTCGGGTCGCCCCACTTTTTCGTTAGCGGAAGGGTGGAAAAATGGCCGTAACTAAATTGATTTCTGCACGTTGTCTTGTTGCCTTTTCTCTGGAACAAGTCGACTACAAACCGAACCAAGTCGCCGAGTTTTCCGCGCCGGTTGTCGCTACCTTGAAAGCGCTCGGCTGGGTCGACGACGACAAGGCCGCTGTGGCCTACGCGCTACAAAATAACGAGGCCTAATCATGCGCCTAGAATTGCTCTCTCCTCCGGCTACCGAGCCTGTCACGTTGGCCGAGGTCAAGACGCGTCTGCGTATTGACGACGCATCCGACGACGCCGGGGTGACGCGGTTGATCGCTTCCGCGACCAAGCACGCCGAGAGCATTACCCGGCGAGCGTTCGTAACGCAGAGCTGGGCGCTCACTCTCGACGCGTTCCCGGCCGGTTCGATTTCGCTCCCGCTTCCCCCGCTTCAATCGGTTGAGGAAATCACCTACATCGATTCGACCGGGGCGACGCTTACTCTGGCGACGACTGAGTATCTCGTCGACAAAAACGGCATGATTGGCATGATCCACCGCGCCTATAACAAGCAGTGGCCGATTACCCGGACGCAACCGATGGCCGTCCGTATCAAGTTCACAGCGGGTTACGGCAACGCTACTGCCGTTCCTTCTGACCTGGCATCCGCCATGATGCTACTCGTTGCGCACTGGGACCAGAACCGGGAGCCGGTCGTGGTCGGTACGATTGTTTCGAGCGTGCCGCTTAGCGTCGATTCGTTGCTCGCTCCCTTTGTAGTTCCGGGGGTTGCATGAGACTCGGCCCGCTACGTCACCGCGTAACTTTCGAGAAGCGCAAGACCGGCCGCGACGCGTTCGGGCAACCACTCGAAGGCTGGGATTTAGTCGCGACTTTGTGGGCGTCCGTCGAGCCGGTTAGTGGGCGCGAGCTATTGACCGCCCAACAAGTACAGGCGGAAGTAACGCACCGAATCCGCTGCCGATATCTGGCCGGGCTTGAGATGTCGCAGCGCATCGTTTACGACGGACGCCCGTTTGATATCCAGTCGGTAATCAACCCGCGTGAGATAGGCGCGTCGCTGGAAATCTTGGCGAACGAGGGGCTCACCGATGGTCGATAGCATCAACGTCAAAGGGCTGCGCGAACTAGATCGCACACTAAAGCAGTTACCCGCCCGACTCGGTGAGAAAGTTATGCGCGCTGCACTTCGCGCAGCCGGGCAAGTTATCCGAAAGGATGCGATAACTCGGGTGCCAATCCTCAAGGCACCGAGCAAGTACCGGAAGCCCGGCACGGTAAAGCGAGCCATCGTTATCAAGCGTTCGCGTAAGGATAAATTCGGGGTTTACGTCACGGTGCGCGGGTTGAAGGCGAAACAGATTAAGGCCTTCAAAGGCGGCAAGGTAAACAAGGCTGCGGCCCAAAATCCCGATGACCCGTTTTACTGGTTGTTCCTTGAGTTCGGCACCGCGAAGCTTACTAAAACCCCGTTCCTGCGCCCGGCGTTCGAGGCGAAAAAATTCGAGGCACTCCGCAAGTTTGAGGAGTACTGCAAGAAGCGAATAGTTAAGGAAGCGGAGAAGCTAGCGAGAGAACTCGGGAGCATTGCGGCATGATCGAATCAGACGTTCAGACGGTACTCCTTGCGGCCTCTGCCGTAACCGCGTTGGTGGGTACTCGGGTTGCTGCGGGAATGCTCCCTGAGGGAGAGCTGCGCCCGTATGTGACCTACTCGCTTATCACCGGGGAGCGTATCCCCTCGATGACGGATTCGGGCTTGATGCGCCATGTGCGAATCCAGCTCGATTGCTGGTCACCGAACTACGGCCAAGCGAAACAAATCGCGCTCGCCGTCCAAGCTGCAATGGAGGCAAGCGCGCTATTTAATGTTGTGTTCATTGCGGACCAAGACCTTTACGACGGCGAGGTAAAATTGCATTACGTCGTCCTCGACTATTCGGTCTGGCAGTTGACCGCTTAGCGTTAGTTCAAGTCGACCCACAAGTGCCGTTGAGCCCGCATAAATTCGTGGTCGTAACCTTTATCCCAAGGCAGCAGGCCGTTGTTATCGGGGATAACCATTTGCAGGAACGCCGGGGTTTTTCCCGAGTCCTCGTAATAGAACAACGCCTGACAGCAAAAGTCGTTCGCGGCAACATCGGGAAGGTAGCGAAACCCCACCGGGAAATTTCCGATACTCGTATCGGTCTGCCCGGCGACGAACGTTTCCCCGGCCTTGATCTTGTGAAAAATTGCCCAGAGGATGCCGTGGCAATTTTCGAGGCGTAGCCCGCTGACAAAGATTTCAGGGTGGCCGAGTTCGGTAAACCCGACGCTATAGGCGAACACGCCTTTAGGGTCGCCGACGGCAATAGTCGAGAACCCTACCCGAGCAATATCGCCCGTTATTTTTTCGCGCATATTCATTTGGTTTTCCCCTTCGGTTTGTCGTTTTCGTCTGGTGGTGGATAGCCGATGGTTTCCCTCGACGCGTCGCCGTCGGGGCGAATCCGATTGTTTACCGGGTCTTTAAACCACCCCTGAGGTTCCTCGTCCCATTCCGGGTCGAAGGCCATCATGGCCGCGACCGCTTGGGTCACGGATTTATAACAGTAACAACACTCGGCCCCGTGGTGGTCCAAGTTGAAATAGAGCCGGCCGTTGGTGAACATTCGGGCGACTGCCAACCATGTGCCGTCCTCCAGTTGGCGTGCGTATTGGTAGCCCATTTCTATTACGTCTTCCTCGGATATCCCGAGCCCGACCGAGTTCGGTCGCTTATCGCTGTTCATGGTTTGTATTCCGGGTTATCCCAAACCACAATCGCGTTGCCCTGCGGCTTTTGCGACCGAGAGAAAAGCAGGTCGCTTTCGTAAACCATGTATGGCATCGCGAGAAGTGGTTTCTGTTGGTGAACGAAAAAATTCCCCACGAAAATATAACGCTTGATCTTGCTCAGTAGCGCTATCTCGTCGACGCCGAACATATTACCGGCGCGCTCGGGTTCGGCCTCGTTGAACTTGTGAGTTACCCAAGCGGCGACGACGACCTCGGGCCTATGGCGGTCGACTGCTTCGTGAGCGTCGAGGCGCTCGACGTGCTTGCCGTAGCTAACGACCG